AGTTAAGCTGGATGGTGTGCTCATGTCTTGGAAATTAAAAGCCATTATTACGCTCCAAATAGGCTTGTTATTCCGCTGCCTAATGCGTTTCCAATACCACCAAAGAGATTGGACGAATTTTTACCTTTACTAACTTCACTCGACATCATGGCATTGGCAATATCATTATAATTCTGATTGATACCTTTATTATAATCATTCATCAGCCCTTGGGAAGTTCCTGTAGCTCCAAGACCAAGTTGAGCAAGGTTTCCGAAGTTGCCAATCTGTGCTTGATCAAATGCAGTCTTGTTACCATATATCTGCTGCTGCTGTCCGAATGATTGATTGCCAGTATCCAACATTTGCTGATATGCGTTGTTGTAATTCTTCATGGCATAATCTTGAGCTTGGTTACCTAGAGCTTTAGCCAATCCACCACCCATTCCACCTTTCGCGAGTGCTGAGGCCTGTGTTGCTTTTAGTGCTTCGTTACTGGTATAAGCTGCAGAAGGATCGAGATAATTTGTCAATGCATTCTGAGGATTTGATTGGCTGAGAGTTGGCTGTGCTGCTTGAGTTCTTCCGGCAATAGAATCAGCAAACCCTTGAGCACCTTGAGCACCAACAGTTGTATAAGGATTAAAAGCAGATGTGACTCCGGCTTTACCTTGGTTCAATACATCAGTTCCTTGCTGTGTAAACGCTTTGAATTGATCTTGTCCACGCTGTATTCCTTTGTCTGCAGCATTAGAGCCAAAAAGACCACCCAATAGTCCTGCTCCTAGTGATAATCCTGTTCCTAATCCTGGTATCATTTGTCATATTCCTTTTTTATTAATTAGGGTCGATGAAGTAGAAGCCTGATGATGGACCAGTTAAATCTACGGTCTTTGACCCTTTGAGAACTATTTGTCCATTCATTACTGAGTCTAAACCAACAGTGAAAGGTAAGACTACTGTTTCAGATGTTCCAATAAAAGACCAAAAACAAATAACGCCGTTGATGACATATTTGAAATTGGTTAATCCTTTCACTTGATTCTGTTCTACCCAATTATCTCCCAACCCTTTCAAGTATCTTTCCCAGGTCAGGTTGAGTTTCATTCCGTCTACAATTGGTGTTAAGACTGGTATTGGTGCTGCTTTCATAATATTACCTTGTCATTGGAACTACATCTACAAGAATACCAACAATAATTACTCTTATTGGATCTGTTATTGTAATTCTCCATACTCTATTTCTTCCTATTCCTATTGTTGTTATTCTGGATCTATAGGCATACTGACCTTGAGCACCGATATAAGCAACTCTCTCACCGGAATATGTAGAACCTGAATCATTTGAGAAGGCTATTAAACATTCTGGATTCTTACCAATTTGTTCAGCAGTGTTATCATTTAGACCTACACCTTGCTGGAACATAACTTGAAATGTATTAAATCTTAGGAGCTGACCATTATTAAACTCAATTGGTGTGGTCTTAACTCTCTTGATATAATTTACTCCATTTCCATCTTCATCATCATTCTGGAAGTAATTAAGATCAAGTTCAAATAAGGATGAGTGATTAGGATTTCCAACAATTATCTTATCCCAGTTGCTTGTTGAATATATTCCTCTCCACATTTCCAAGGCGCCAGTGTTAGAATTGAGATATGTTCTTTCGTGCCAAGCTTGTGTTACGGAATCATACACCAAAGTTTTCTTAGCTCCAGGGAATTGCATAACATAATAGGAGTGACCAGCCTGAGCATAAGTGAAACCAATACAATCAGTAGTGGTATCAAATCCTTCTATAATCTGCTCAATACATCTTGTTGATATTCTCTTTGGACTCATACCCTCATTAGTAAACACACCAATAGTTCCAGATTTGTCACTACCAAGCCAAAATACACTGTTAGCATATCTCGCCACAGACTTAGGAGCAGATGTGCCAACTTCCAATATAGCACCTTCATATCTTGCAAATAACTGTCCATTGTAATTTCCAGTATCATAATGAATTTCTATTGAGTTAGTTCCGAATAGCCACAACATATTAGTGCAGTCGATAAGGGCGTTTACAATATCAGGTCTTCCCATCTTCTGACCCATTTGAATAGCGTTCCAGTATCCATTAACTACAGAAGGTTTATAATCATCTCCATTATCATTTTTGTAATAGGAATTGGACCATTGATATTCATTCTTATTAGGCACGTTGACAATAAAATAAGTGTCAATATAGGTTACGTGAGTTGGCGCATCAGTTCCTTCAGAGTTACCAGGGAAGTATTCATCAGTGATCCTTGTAAAATCTTGCGTCACATAATCAAATATCCAACCAGCACGGCCATCAACAAGAATCATTTGATAACCATTCTCTGTCATTGATACTGGTCCTACGTTTGTTGTTAATGTTCCCTTGAGCGCCTTAATACCATTCTGAGCAACTTCATAAAATCCATTACCAACTACAGTATATGTTTTATGTTCTGCAGTTGTATAAAGGGCACGACAAGCACCATTATTAACCGAATCATAGCTTTGTAATTTTAGTCCTGGAGTGCTGATGTAATAGTATTGTGCCTTTGCTGTATCTGTTGACGAGTATTCCACCATTAAGTTCTGACATATTTCTTTACCGATTGAATTGTACGGTGCGGAATATGGCTTGGCCCCTAATGGTAAAGACTTCGGACCAGATATTACAGGCTGAGGTTGTGTTTGTTCAGCCATTATTAGATGATCCCCGAAAGTAGGTTAAACGATCCAGCACCAGAACGACCTAAATCATTCTTGGCAGTCTTCATTCTTGCTTTGAAATTTGTTGCTTTGATTCCTTTTAGAGCGGATTGTAACATTGGATAGACAGTTCCGATTGTATTAGGATCAGTACCAAACATCGGAGCAAGTTTAAGTGCCAATGCGAATATCAAACATTGGAATAACTCTGGCGGATCAATGTAAAAGTCAGAGATGTTTTCATATTCTGTCAAGTATGCAAGACCCATTATTCTCACACTATAACCTGCAGCAACTCCAGGGAAGAAGTAAACATTTTGAATTGGGTACTCAGTGTCAATATATGCTGCGGCTGGAAGAGAATATACATTTGTGATTGTCAACTGTCTGTATTCCTCATAACTCTTAACTGGAATCTCGTAGTTGACTGTTCCAAAAGATACAACAACATTATCAATCATTGCTGGACGTGTTAGAATGTTTCCAGATGTTGTCAATGTAGAGCCAAGAGTAACTACTGGTGTTGATGCAGATACAGTATAGGTCTGATCATATTTTTTGTAGTTAATGTACCGTCCACTCCATTCTGCTCTGAGGGCATTTAACATTTGGAGTGCAGTTTTATTAATGGCAGGATCAATCGACTCACCATAAGAAATTACACCTATTGTTTGAAGTGCGTTGTAGATAATATCATATGCTGTCGAATTAGAAATCATGGTAATCCTTTTTTAATAATTAGAATCCGGAAACAAAAAAGCCTCAATCCCGAAAGAAAGAGGCTTTATCACTTTTACCGATTAAGGCTTAGTTACGAATACGAACGATCCAGGAAGGTGAGACAATCTTAACGCCGAAGATCGTGTCAAGACGGCTAACGAATCCAACAGAACCCGATGCACCGATCATGTCATATCCGCGGAGGAAACGAAGACCAAGCTCAGTTTCGTCGGACTTCACAAACTCAGCCATATCAAAGCTTGAAGCCTTAGGAAGAGCGAGTTCTGGAGAAGCAACTGCGATAGCTTTCTTGTGGAACATGAGAGACTCTTGGCCTGAAGTATTGATTGCGCCTACGAGAGAAGCAGTCTTGGAAGCAACAGTGGTAGAGATATTCTGATATTCACCAGCAGTGATCGGAGCTGGAGAAACTGCAACAACAGTGGTAGCACCTGGATAATCAACAATAGCGGTGAACTGCTGAAGATTAGAAGTGACAGCCTTGGTAAGCGGATTCACTGCATAGACACCAGCGACAGTGAACACGTCACCAATCTTGATACCAGTAACAGAAGTGACAGTCAAGACACCAGATTCAGCCCAACCAGCGGTCAACACTGCAGAACCAGCACCGATAGCAAGAGCAGAGACGCCGCCATTAGTGTGAGTTGTAAGGGACTGAGAAGTAGCGAACGAGACGCCAGCAAATTCACCGATGTAACCTTTCTTGTAGATGCTGGAGATAGCTGCCTGAGCATTGAAAAGGGTGATCTGTGCATTGGAGATTTCAGCCATTGCCTTAGGAGTCAACACGCCATAGATGTCACCATCGTCTGGGCAAGCTGCGTCAAGGAGCAACTGCTTAGCCTGGAGCAATGTAGCGGTGTTGACAGCAGTTCCATAAGAACCAACAACCCAGCCTGCACCAGTCTGAACGCTCTGTCCTGCATAGTTGGCATTGATACAAGCGTCGGCAATGTACGAATCCATCTTAGCGGCCATAACGATAGCAGCATTCTTCACGAAACGGTCGGAGAACTTCTCAACTTTGAATGCAAGATCATTATCACTGAAAGCCATCTGAGTGGTGAGCGTGGTTCCGAGAGCAAGGTTGATCTGTGTTTCTGTGACGTTAGCATTAGCAGAAGTCCAAGCGAGGTTATTCACTGCAACGCTGGTCATGATCGGTCTGCGAATATTATAAGAGGTACCGATCTGAGCGTCTTGCTTGCCGAACTTTTCAGAGTAGGACCAGTCAACACGGTTAGCAGCGATAAGAGCATTCTCGAACTGCATTAGAGTTTCTTTTGAGATTATAGTAGAGGTTAGAAGAGTACTTGGCATTTTATTATTCCTATTTTAGTTGAAGGCACTGAGACCTTCTGGGCAATCTGGTCTTTGACACTGGCCCGAGATTCTTTAGTTAGTAGCATTTCAGTATAGATCTGCTTTCAGTTTGATTTAAGCCATTGTTTCTTATACATCAAACTGAACCGGCTAAAGAACAATTTGAGGGTTGTTAGGAATATTTAACGATACATCCTGTCATCTATATATAATTAGAACGCTTAAAGACCTCTATATTTTCTGTATTCACTTGCCGACATATCTTCAATTCTCTTGGTACCTTTAGTGACTGTTCCCTTGAGCGTCTTTGGAATCATAGCTTTGATATTCTCAGGAGCTTTATTCTTAACAGGAGCTTCAGCAATGCCTTCTTCTCTTGTAAACTTAGCTGACCAACGTGACATAGCTCTTACTGCATCAATTGGATCACCTTGAACTACAATTCTTAAAAGTTCAGGATTAGTGGCAATTTCAAAACAAAGATCAGGAGAGTTATCATCAGTCAATAGAGCACGGCGGACATGAGGATTAATTCGGTCTGCAAACTGTTCAATATATCCAATAGCGTCTACGATTTCTGGATTATACTTAACTGCTTCTGATACCTTGGACTGGAAATCATTAATAACCTTAGTCTGATACTCTTCAACTTCTTTCTGGCGTCTAGTGTTTTCCATACGCTCCATAAAGTCACGTTGGATCTTATCAGCTTGGACCTTGTCTCTTGCTTTGAGATAGTCTTTAACGGTCTCGAAGTCATTAGGATCAAGTTCATCAGCATCTTCTATTTCTTTCTTTGATGGAGTTACCTTTTCACGGAGTTCAGCAAGTTCTTTTTCATACTGCTCGACTCTTTCCTGATACAGTTTCTTGGATTCGTTTACTTCTTTGAAACGGGAATAAGGTATAGTCTGATCTTCCTTATCTACTTTCTTATTCCATGGACGTTCGACTTCTTTAGGTTCGGTCTCAATCTCATTACCTTCAATAATTTCTTCAACTTCAATCTGGTCTACTGCTTCATTTTCCATAATTACTCCTTGATCAAATCCATAAACTTAACAACATCTCGACCCTCAAAAGAAACATCATCAATTGTAATCTGGTAGAAATCAAATTCAACTTCTACTTCCAAGAGATCCTTAATTTCCTTTTCAAGCTCTGCCAATTCTACTTTATATGTTTCATTGGCTTTTTCCTTATCTTCCATTCCACTGTATTTCTTAAACCATTCATCCTTGAGAGCTTCAGATCTGTCAGCATCAAACTTCGTAGCAATTGGTTCTAGCTTTCTGATGTTACGAGCAATGGCATATACAGTCTTCGCGTTGTGCTTTGCGATGTCCTGATTACTGAGCTCATGGCGAATTGTTAATAGATATTCAGTTTTATGTTTCATATTAATTCCTCTTTATTGGTTCTGATATAATTAGAATACTTATGGAAACAGAGTATTGAGAATCTGGAATCATTCGTTTCACTCATGCTCGCGTTCCGCTCGTAGGGGGGTTTTAAGCTCAAATCGACTACGATGGTATCTCTCCTCTCCTCCCTATCTCCCTTAGTACCCGTGAGTCGATTTGAGGGATAAACTATACTTTGGATTGTAATTCACGAAGTGAATATGAGTGGACAAATAAAAAGCCTCTCAGATTTGGTCCAAGAGGCTCTATCATGTTTTGTTTTATATTACAGCATCAATTGAATTACTGGTGCTTCCATACTCTGATCAATCTCTTTCTTAGCCATGTACAGATCAATATCATTCTCTGTCTTCTGGTCATTCAAGGTCATGTCGGAGTTCAAAGATAATTCAGTTTTAAGTACTTCCTTTTCTTTCTCTGATTGATCTTTCTTACCCTGCATCTCCATTTGAAACTGTAACTCAAGAAGC